ATTCAAAACTGGCACTGTGTAAATAAATTGATTATTCTCTCCGTTAGGGGCAACATTCCATATTGAGGCTTCTGTAACCTGTACAAGTGTCAATGTTGGTATAAATAGAAACGATCCGAAATTGTTTGAATTGTTTAAAGAAGATTGTAGGACTTCTGTTATTGTCTGCGTTGCGATACCGTTTGAGATTACAGTTGTATTTAAGTTCCACCCCAAAAGAGTCAGTATATCAGTACCAGAAGGGGCTTGTGTGACAGATATGATGTTAGCACCTGTAGCACCACCTACAAAATTAAATTGTGAACCCAATGCATTGAAGACTGTTGTACTACCAGTGAATAACACATCACCATTTGACGCTTGGATAGCACTTTCAACCCTTAAAGCGACATCCTCTAAAGACGTATCTGAACTAAAATTAAGACCAGTTATGTCTTCAGATATAACACCTAATGTAATAGAGAATGAACCATCTGTGATTGCTTGGAAGTCTGCTAGGAGTTGTGTTTGTGATGCCCCGAATATTTGAGGGGCTGTGTCAACATCTGCCCATCTATAGTATCCTATCTTGTCCGCTTTCACGCCTGTTTTGCTTATGAAATTGAAGTAGAATGTAGCCCTTAGGAATTCTTCCGATGTATCACCGAAATAGTCTCCAACGTCACCTAGAGAAGTAAATTCAACCAACCCACTTACTGGAGATGAACCAGTCGTCGGGACTAATTCATTGGTCGTGAAAATCCTTAGTATAAGTTCTCTCTGTTGAACGGCAGAAGTCCCTGATACGATAGAATTTATATTCACATATCTTTGTTGTGGAATTGACACTTATTAACCCCTTTTAATCGTCTATCAAAACAACCTGTCCATTTATATCAGCCTGAATAACCTCTAAATCAAAACTCTCTTCATAAGTTAAGGAGAATTCTAACAAATCGTCCTTATAATACTCACCATGGTCATCATCTATGTAATTAACAACAATCTGTGGAATCCTGAAAATCCCTACACATTCTTCTTTTAATGCCTGAACCCATTCTAAACTTTGCATGATAAAAAGACAACCCTTAATTACATCAAGAGAAGTTTGAGCATTAGTGTCTGATACATCTTCTTCTAAGAGAACATTCAATTGAAAATTGTCTCTGGAAAACCAACTTTCTGTCTTTGTTAATGTATCACTCTGACTATCATACGTATATTTTCTTGATTGGAATCCTATACGTTCTTTTGATAGTCTATGTATGTATATTGCATCAGTAACCTCTGCACCTTGTATTGTTGGTTGATACGATTGCAATATATCAAAACCCGTAAAACCTCTAGCAGTCAGTAGTGTTTGAAGGTTAGATATTATAATCTGCCATATTGTATTTTCAGACTTAATCATAAAAAACCTCTAGATCCTATCTCCTGACATTAATTAGTAATCTTAACACATAATAGTTCCTGCCATCCGTCAATGTCAAACCATTTATCTGATGTTTCAACTTTATATCTTTCACTACCAAATACCACTTCATCACCAGACGTCCCTCTATCAAAGTCTAGTATATTAGTAGAAACATGTATAGTGATATACTGCTTTTTAAAATTCAACCCAAGCTTTTTCATCTCTATTGTTTGAACAGGCTGAACACTTCCTTGCAAAGTGACAGGGTTGTCGAAAACAGTTATGAAATTCCCCACTAAATTAGTGGATCTGCTATTGAATTTAAAATAATCGAATGAATCCGTATTTATTATGTCAGTAGCGAATTCAAATAGATTAGATCCTGGTATTGGTATACTCATAATTAAACATTTGACGAATTGTTATTATTTGGTATTTTTTGTACCTCTCTAGGAACAAGAGGATTAACCTTCAAAGATGAGTCTGGATTTTTTTTAATAATCTCTTTTTGCACTTCAAACGATGGTTTATATTTCAATGTTTCATCTTGTTTCTTAAAATATGAATTCAATTCTTCTATATAGGTTCCTGTTCTATCAAGACCATTACAGCTTCTAACACTTTCGTAATCTATATCAAACGATCTTAAAATCTCAACAAGACAGAACAGTCTAATACCATCTTCCATTGTTATTTTATTTATAGATACCAAATTATAAGAATTTATTGCTGCTTTAATAGATTTTATTTCATTACTTTTTATCATTTTTACTTCCTTTTTTGGACTTGACATATTGATGTGTAACAGAATTCAACATAATAGCTGTGCTAATTAATGGTTTAGGAAAACCTTTTGCTTTTATTGTTGACTCTGCCAAAGATGGCTTCTGAAAATCTTCTATTGATTGCTTTATATCTGCCTCTATTACTGAACCAACGAATAGCATAGAATTTTGATAATTTTTCCTTGTTGTGGCGACTTTTAACTTTTTCTCTAATACTTTTGCCCATTTAGCACTATTTGCAAGTTGTGCGTTCCTCATGAATGGGCGAGGAGGTCGACCCTGTTTACTCGAACCAAATTCATTAGCCCTTGCAACATCTCCAACCAAAACATCCTTACCTTTTGTGTCACCTAAACTGGGATACTTAGAATTTTCAAAGAATCCTACCTCTACATTATGTTCGTTAGCTTCTTGTAAGAAAAAAAATAGCTTTTTCCATTCCTTTACATTATCTACCATTTCTATTGACCAAAGAATAATCTTTTTGGACGACTCCCCGCTGTGTAGAGTCCTCCTCTACTATGAACGTACAGAATCATATTAAGTTTTTGTCCGTATAGCGTTTGTTTCAACCAATCTGAATATTCAGAATCAGAACTCAATCTAGTGGATTCTCTGGTGACTGATATGTTCTTAATTGTAGATGACAAAACCCTACCACTATCTATACCTTTGTTTGTCCTCAATATGAAGAAAAGAGTATGGGCAAGGAGAAGATATAAAGATCTTTCTAGACATTCATCGCTTAGATTCCTGTTGACAATATTGGATATGATGCACTTGTTTTCTTCATACTGATTTTGAATAGCCTCATCAGTATAAACCGAATCATCCGCATATTGAGGGAATCTTAGACGAAACAAAGGAATATCTAGAATAATCTCCGTCATTAATCATTCCTTAGCTTTTGGCATAATCTTTCTTATATTAGGGGTGGAAGTACTCTTGCCATCAGACAAGTCTTTCTCTGTCATTAAAGCTGATGGGTCTTTTCCACTTAACATAGGCAAAATCTTTTTCTTATCAGATAATTTTTCGCCCTCTTCAAGAAAACCTCTTTCTCTATGACGTTGAAAAACTGGATGTGCATTCAAAAGATCGTACTCTTCTTTACTTACTTCCGTAACTGCGTATCCATCTCTGTTTCTGTCCGATTGAAGACCTTTGACTAAAATTCCTCCTTTGAGAATCGAAACACCACGTCCACCAGATTTCCCATAAACGTTATAAGTCGTGTCACATTGTTTTTTTGAAAAAATAAACATACTAAATATTATCCTTTATATACCTGAAGCTCTGAAAACGGCATATGGTCTTTTAACCATCACGCCAGCGGTCGCGTTAGCCCATGCAAATTTTACAGAATTTTTAAGTACAGGTACAGCTGAAAATGATTGCAATTTAACAGGTACTATCTGCATTATTGTATTGCCTCCATCGGTAGAGCCATCGTTTACCTTATCCACATAAAGATAAGCAACATCCTCACCACCATCAGCACCGTCTAATTCTGGGGCAGAAATAATCCTCATACCTGGATAAGTTTCGTTGATATATTGCCTAACAGACCGTCCGAATTCTGATATTGTATTAAGGTTAACTATAACTGCTTGGGACAACAATAAAGTAGACCTGTTTGACACATCTTTTTCTACTAGATTAACAACTCCACCAGATTGATCAAGAAGACCTTGAACAAAGAAATTTATGTCGGCAACTATTTCTAGATATGTTTTGTCAGCCCATTCCGTTTGACCACCACCTCCCAAAGCTACTGTTTGGTATGTAAATAGTTCAGGGTCGTTTAATATACCGAAAGTGTTTGAAAAAGTTGAACTAGCAGAATAACCAAAGAAACCAACAGCATTCCTTGTTATTTCTAACGATTCAAGTGCCGCCATTCTTGTCTCATTCATAGGGCTAATTTGTATTTTTGAAGCCATTAGTTGTTCTAAGAATCCTACTTGAGACCCATTTTCAAATCTAACTACATCTCTTGTAATAATATTATAGTTGTAATTAGTAACTTGAGTTAATTCATTATCCTGATATGGTCTGGAATTTCCAATTGGCTCAAGAACTCTTTGTGCGACTTGAGATGTCGCAAAATCACCTTGAGTCACTACACCTGCTACGTTATCAATCCCTCTAGGCTGTGTTACAGCTTTAACAACTCCAGGATATAGAACTTGTAAGAACTGTATAGGGATACCCTGATTAGGTTTTAAAACAATATTCGTTAAATCATCACCAACGTATCCGTCGAATCCTGCAAATGATGCACTGCATCCTGCATTTTGTAACTCCTCTTTTGAAAAGGCATACACACCCATTTGTGAAAGGAATGGTAAATATTGCTCGATATTTTCATTAGAAGCAATATCAACCTGAGAATATTCTCTTCCTGTCCTGTTAAATGTAACAGTATTGTGATCGGATACGTTGGTTCCGCCTCCAAAATATTGCTTTACATTACCCATTTGTGCCATTATTATATTTTCCTTTATCCTGTTAATTTAATCCAAGTAATTCCTGGTGAAGTGGTTGTTAAATTTATTTCTGCTCCAACTATTTGCGTTTCCCCAACACCGGCATCACCTGCACCAAGTGATCCTGTTGTATCGTTATAATGTACACCTTCACCTTGAGTGCCAGCGTTACCTATACCAACAAAAAACTCACCCATTGTCGAAAATTGACCTGTAATACCGTTTGCGACTTCTAATGTTGGTTCTAGTACTCCAAGTGATGACCCTTGTGATGGATACACGTTAGGGTTAATAAGTATCCCTGCGAAAACACCAGTTCCACCTACTGTAACCTGTGTATTATCTACATTAAGGTCTCCCGACGTTCCTGGCAAGATTGTATAGGCAAATCCTATAATATTTGGCTCTCCTGACGCCGTAGAATTTAATAAGTAAGGCTCTGCCCTAAAAGGGTCTCCAGCCTTTCTACGAGAACCAGTAACACCTGAACCTTGAAATCTTTGTACAGTTTTTTGAAAAGTAGCTGACATCTTTACACACCTTTATTGATTTCTGCGTTCATTTTCTCTTCGATTAGATTAACACCGATAGAATCTGAAGATTTACCATTTACAACATACTCTTTTTGCTTTCCCTGTGTGTCAAGTAAAACTTTACAAGCTGTAATCTCTTGACCATCCTTAACGTATTTTAATCCTGCCTTATCTACGATATATCTTGCAACCTGTTTTGTGTTCATGTCGGAATGGTCGAATACACCGATATGATGTGAGGCTCTAGAGGCAAGATCTGTCTTTTCTTGCAAATCCTTTACGGCATCATTTAAGAAACCACTCTTTAACGTATCCATATGATTTGTTACAATATTTTTTACTTTGTCTTTTAGTTCAGAGTCTGAAGTTTTTTTATCTGAAGAACCTCTAGCCTTGAATAGACTTTTTAATTCTCCTACATCCTCTTCAAATTTCTTCATTCTTTTTTCGAACCTGTCATTTGTGTCGTCTGTGTCTGACATTTCCTTGTCTTTTTTGTCTTCAGTTTTATCCTTTTCGTCTTCATTTTCTTTCATTGTTTCATCTTTTTTGTCTTCCATTTCTTCGTTTTCCTTATCTGGCATCTGTTTTTCCCCCTTTTTGTTAGCTTCGTCCTGATTATGTATGACTTTTTTGCTTACGTCAAGCCATTTTTCAACAATTATACGATCTCTCATGATAATACATATTTTACTGTCCATAATTGCAACATCGGGGCCCATACGACCCTTATCAACTACAGCTAAATGATTACCTCTCATTGCTGTAAAGACAAATTCATAATCCTCACCATTAAAATTTCCTGAACGCCTCTCTAGAATTTTGTCATATCCGATTGATAGTTCTTTTTTACCACATTGAATCTTTCTTTTCAATGCTTCTGAGAATATTTTAATATCCGCTTTTAAATAGCCATCCTCAAAGAAAACATCACTCCCTATAGTCCCATCTACACCCTTCTCTTCGGCAGGGGTTAGTCCGTCCTCTCTAGCCCCTAAATGCTCATGACCATCAGTAACAGGCAATAATTTGAATGATTTTATTGTCTCAGGGTCTTTTAGTACTTCAGGAGGTCTAAATACCTTGTATACCTTGTCAGGCTCTAAGTCCGATGATATTTCTCGACCAAGGTAATCAGAAACACAAACTTTCGTTATAGGATTTCCTTTTACCTGAAGGAATCCGTTACCGTCAAAACTTCTTTCGCTATCTTTTCCTTGCATCATACTTGACATATTCATATCCGTTGTTTTTTAGGTATGTTATAAAACATTGTAATAACTTTCTAGATACAATCCTATCTTTCTCTTTCAATTCTTCCGTCAATTTTTTATAATCCTTGTCACAATTTTTTTCCCAATCCTCTAACTTTTCTTTTGGAATCTTACCATCCTTCAAAACACTTAAAAGACGATTCTTAGATACACGCCATATTTCATGCTGTACATCTGATAACATTTCAAGCAATAATTCTTCATTTATCTCAATTCTCATAATATTCTCCTACACTACTATAACGGGTTTTGGAAAGCAACGGCAATTTATAAGTTGACCAGGGAAACCTCTTTCTCCTGTTTTCTCATCAATGATTGGCGGGTTCTTTATGGAAAATATACCCCTATTGAGACCCGCGGGCGACATTGTTTTGTGGAAAGGTCTGGGTACTTTTCCAGCATTCGAGTGAAACCATTGGAATTCGTTTACCCCAACAGAAGCCATCTTTGCTATTGACAGATTATTGTATGCTTTTCTGGTTTGATCTTGTGCAATAAAATTGGCTCTTTTTCGTGTTTTGTTTTTGATATCTGGTATTTGCTCCACTATTTTAGACGTTATCATATTTACCCCTTGCTCGCTTAGAATTGATCTGAATATCAACTCCTCAATATTCTTATATTGAGTCTGAGACAGAGAACGAGCCAAACCTACATTCGTTTTTATGGATGCTCTCATTATCTCTTTTATTCTTCTATTGGTAAATGTTTTTCCGAGTCTAAATTTCTTTGAAACTTTACCCATGCTAGCACTAAATCTCTGATTCGATGTTTCATTGGTCTTATTGAACAAATCCTGCATATCTTTTGGCACTTTATTCGTAACCAAAGAATCTAAGTCATCAAGAAGATCATCAAGCTCATTTCCTGCCATCACGGACAAGCTCTTACCTGTTCCCACTATGGTTTTTGATTTCTCAAGAATCCTATTTATGGCTTTTTGGGAAATGGCAAACATTTCTTTTGAAAAATCTGAATAAGTTTTATTGAAATCGTTGAAAACTGAAATAGGAGGGGGGAGTATACCGCCTTCAGCTATAATCTCATCATCATTGTCATTATTCGCCATTTTCTAATGCTTCCACTTCCTTTGTCTCTTCCAGTTCTGATTTGTCAACTATTTCAATGTTGTTGTACCCACTATTTTCGTCTTCCGATAGTTTACGCCTAATTTCTGTTGAATCTATTACGCCCATTTCAAAATTATTTCTGTCTGTCTCTGAATTCGATTTTCTTATCTCCGATAGCTCTTTTTCCGATGGGGACATTAGAGGATTCCATATGATTTCAGGTGTTTCTATGTCCTTTTTACCCAAAGACCTTAGTAATATATCATAGTGTTTTCTCAATATAGGAGTGTATATTTTTTGCTGTATGACCTCCAACGAATCATAGTATTGCTTTATCTCATGCTCTCCAGTAGCATTAAACCCCTTAGGACTTGTCCCTAGAAGCCTCGTTACGGGCATCCATGCAATAGCGGCGACCATTTGATACTGATTGAATGCAATATCGTCTATTCCTGCAAGATCTGTATCTAGGAATTGAACATCTTCGTTATTATCTACAGCATACACACCATTATTATCTGCAAATGATGACAATATTTGCATTTTCTCTTGGAATTCAGCATTTCCTATTTGAGACTGCATATCTGTTTTAACTAACTTAAGCCTTTTTGTGAAAAGTAGCTTTGGTGATTCGTTCATACTCTGTTCTGACGCGTAAACACGCTCTGCCGCCATCTCAACCAGAGGCTTACCACCGTACAAATAAACGCTTTTCAATATGTCAGTCACTGGGGCATATCTTGACACATAAAAGTGGCTCTTGTGGTATTGTACACCATTTATGAGCCAAAATTCTGGCTCAAAGTAGTTTATGTATGCGGGGTCTGTCAAACCTCTTGACGTCAAGATAGGGGATACGTAGCTAGGGTCAACCTGCTTAATTCCTATATAAGAACCCTCTCTAACATTATCAATATTAAAAGGTTTTTCATATGCCTTTTTATCTTTATAATCCACCTTGAAAAGAGCCAAACTTAAACCGTATACGCGTCTATAATACTCTGCATTTAATAAGTACTTGTTTATGTCGGTAATTTTGTCAACAGAGTCGATCTTGTCAATGACTTTTTGATCAACTTCTTCCGAAAAATTAAGTTCATACCCATTTTTCAATGCGTCTTCAGGGGGTGCCCTGCATATTTTATCCATTAACCAATTCTGTGCTAATATAGAACATGCTTGATAACCAATAAATGATTGATTAGCAAAAAATGCCAATAATTCTGGGTTAAGTCCGTTAAATCCAAAAACTCCGAATGTACTTGGGCAATTAGAGAAACTAGAATCTGATGTGTGTGAATCTGACAAAATTGATTTTGTATTAGGTTGTTTTATTTGAAAAGAATTTGGATTCACTCTGATAGCCGAATTTGGATTTCTTGAATCTGTTGTTCCTCTACCCAATACCTTGTCTGACCCGAACGTGAACATTGTTTTATTCTTTTGGATGTTTTTCTTAATTTCTGGTGATTTTTTGTGTTTACATTTCTTTTTTCTCATAATTTAAACCTTTTCATCTTTTCCATAAGGACATTATAAACGCATCAGCTAAATCTGTCGAGGGGACGCCTCTTGAAGCTAAATCTTTTTTGCTTTCGACTCTCACTCTACCCTGATCATCATACTGTCTCTCTGGCGTACAGAGTTCTATTTTTAGATTTTCTAAAAAACTAATATCTTTGCTGATTGATATTATTTTAGACATGTCTGGCTCTTCTTTTCCATTTATAGCATTGTATGTGTGTCTTAGCCTATCAGAAACATTCCACCAAGACTGAGCTTTAAGATTAGAATAGAAATCTTTATTTTTAATATTGCTACAATGCTCTACTAAAGATTCACCTCTGTATATTTTCCTTGAACCCGCGTTAAATCCAACAGCTCGTATCATATCTTGTACGTACGTCTGCTTCTTGTTATTCCTGTTTATCTCCGCACCACAGCATGCCCCAAGACCCACACTATCATACACAATAATTGTGCATCCCTGCATCTTTGATATGGTGTATGCTCTGTCAACGGACATAAGCAATTCATCTTCTCGAGCCTTCCATGACTCAAGGTATTTCACACTACCACCCTTAGAGCAAACTATAACACACCTGTCACCGCCTGTGTCGGCTATGTCAAAGCCAGAAGACGTGCGACCGCATATTTCTACGCCCAAAACGCTCTCCGCCTCAACACTTGCCTCTATCCATTCAGGCTTTATAATGGATAACTGACTAGAAGATAAAGGCTTACCTAGGTAGACATGCTCATATTTCTCGAAATCCTCTTTCTTGACCCTTTCGATTGTTTTCTTCATCTTTTCTGATAGGAAAGGATTATTCTTGTAAGTTATATGCTGTACGATGCAATCTTCAGGAGTGTTTAGTACAAATTTTGTATATACAAAATCCGTCGCAAATCTCGGGTTGAATATCAAAATAATAAATGAGCCTTCATTCCTAGCCAAAGGCTCTATCAAATCCCACTGTTCACTTGTAAGGGCTTCTGATTCCTCTAACAAGAATATACCGACATTTTCTAGACCCTTTAGACCTATTGTGTTCCTTTCTAGACCCACAAACCTGAACTCTGTTCCTGTTTCTAAACAAACAATCTTATATTTAAATATCTTGAAAATAGTAGAATAATCTTCTTCCATGATAACATTTTTTATAACTGTATAGATACTTTGATCAATGCTAGACTTATATTGACGCCCAAATACAATGACAGTTTTAACAATAGTTGCAATATATATCAACATTCTTACTGAATCGTGAGTCTTCGTTGATACCCTTCCTCCAAACAGTACTTTAATAGCACGTGTGTCCTGCCAGAAATCTCTTAAGAATGGATTAAGTTGCATTTAATTCACATTTCTCGTACCTGATTTTGAAACTTTCATAAGAAATTCTATGCACTCTTCCCTAGTGTCTTCTTCGCATTGTTGTCTGCATAAATCTAGTGCAGTTTGACCGTCTTTATTTTCTTCTGTCCATGACATTACATACCTATCTTTTAAAAATCTTAGTATACCTATAGCCCCATAAACGGCTGCTGAATGCTCAATATTTCCGAAAAAATTAACCTCTTCAATATCAATTGACTCTTTATCAGTTCTGTATTTTATTGCCTCCACACAATCTAGTTGACAAATCTCGCAAATATCCCACTTATCATAGTCTACCTCATCGGCATTGTAGGGCGAATTAAACTCTGAAAAATCCTCTTCGTATTCGTTGTACGTTTCTGCATAACTCATTACGTCGTTTTCCTTTCCTGTTCCTTTTGTTCTTGGTGTTCTTTCTCGTTTTCTTTATTTTTTTCATATTCTTCAATTACAGCGCTTCTCTGCTTATCGCTGATGTTATTAACATCATTTGGATACATATCTTGAAGCGTGAGGAATTTCTTCTCTGTTTCTATTATTTCTAATTCGTCGGTATATCCCCCCATTTTCTCAAGATAGAATTTTTGTGAGCCTGCGTCACCATCTATGCCCTTCTGGTAAAGAACCTGACCCATTTTGGCAATTTTTAGGGATTTCTCTCTCCTACAATACTTCGCTAGCTCCTCGTCCTTGTCTAAGATCATTTGTAAGGAGTGTTCTGTGACGCCAACAAGGTGAGCTTGTTGTCTTAGTGTTTTGAGAAAAGGTGCGAATTCTCTCAAATCATTTTTTTGATCGTCATTTAATTCATTTTTACTACAATTTACATTGTTGAATTTTCCATCGAAACATTCCCTTACCGTTGCCTCTGAGCGTCTGTTCGACGTCTGTCTATTTGGTGTTTTTTGTTCCATTGTTAATATCCGCTGTTAATAATTGAGCCATAATTTACTAAACCTGTGCTACAATATACAATAATTTAATGAAACTGTAAAGGGTTAATTACATGAAAAAAAATACAAAAATAGGATCTAAAATAAGAGCCTTAAGAATTATCAGAAACATGACTCAATCAGAACTATCTAGGAAGTCTAACATTACACAAAGGAATGTATGCAATTACGAGATTAAAGATTTGCCTTTCACAAGCGTTAGAAACATTAAAAAAATATGTGATGTTTTAGGCGTTAGCATAGATTACATTGTAGATGACACTATATTAGAGCCAAGTTTCATACCTGAAATAAAGGAGATGTTTACCTTCATATCAAGAATGACAAACGTAGAGTTAAGAAGCACAAGAGAATATTGCAGGGCTTTGTTGAATAGAGAAACTAGACTTTGACCATTTTCCCGATGTCGGTAATATGGTTCAGTTATCCGGAAATTCCGGATAACTGACTTTTTAAGGAGTATGACAATGACCAGACTTTCGTTATCAATACCTAGAAAAAATATCGACAGACCTAAATTAATGGTTTCAAAGTCGAACCCTATACCAAAAAATATTTACGCCAAATCACTTAATAACAAAAAACAAGGTCTTAATCAAAAATACATGCCACGGCTTAGTTTCTACAAAAATATGACATTTAAGGAGATATTTCATTTTAATTCCAGTACAAATAAGACACCTGAGACTCCTTCTCAAGAATGTATTTCAAACTTTGTCTTTACATCTTACAGTTCGAATATTGATGACATAATTCCGCATGATGATGTTCTTACAAATATCACACATAACAGAAAAGAACAAGAGAAAGAAAATGAACAAACAGTTAAGTCCCGTAGCTTTTTTTCTAAATTATTCTCTTGTTCTTTTTCTTAGTAAATATTAATCATTCTGAAGTTTCTTTAACTGGGAATAACCAATAGTTACCACAGAAGTCTTCTGCCTCACTTTCCGTTACAATCCTTTTCTTGGAAAGGATATATTTTCCTAATTTCCTGTCTAACGACAAATGGCTATCAATCTTCATCTTTAGTAATTCGTACAATACAGGATGTTCCTCTGAGCTTATTTTATGTGCATTTTGTAAGAATTCAAGAACAACTCTCCATGAATCGTATGAAAAATAATCAAATACCCTCTCAATAACACTCATCTCAAAGTCACGAATAATATATCGTGAGAATTCAGATTCATTCTGTAAGAAATCAATCAATTCTTCATTATTTTTCTGACTCATCTCTAACCTCCGTAACTTTATTACTCGCACCATTTCCCATTTTCTGCCCAAGTCCCATTTTTTTGGCAAGCATAGAGCGTTTGACCGCATAGCTTGGTGCAACCATCGGATAATCGCTGGGAAGCCCCCATTTTTCTCTGTACGCCTCTGGAGATAAGCCATAGTGAGTCCGCAAATGCCGTTTTAGAGACTTAAACTTCTTACCATCTTCAAGACAAATCAGGTAATCTGGATTGATTGATTCATTTATTGGTACGGCGGGAAGAGATCCAATATTTGATACTCCTGATTGTAATCCTGAAAGAGTATCATAAACACTCTTCAAAAGATCTGTAAATTTTTCTGGTTCTAACTCATTATTAGATACATACGAAGTAAAAATCTTCACTGTTAAATGCATCAACTTATCTTTATTCACTTCATCATTCATGCTATTTCTCCTTTCAGGAGGGTTACGTTTAACTTTGTGACAAATCGTCACGGACTCAAGGGAGGGGTCAATCTGTCCCCACCCTTGTATTTCTATGCTAATAAATCAATAAAAGTTAATACTATAGCTATAGAATCTAACACTAGTACTAAGACAACAATTTTCCATACTATTGGATATTCTTTCAATAACTCTTTAATGAATTTCATTTCAAGAACTCCTGATTCAAATAATCGTCAAGGTCAACAAGGAAAACATAGCAAAACAGAAGAACATAGCAAAAGAATACACAATCCACGTTAAAAATATTCTTAGTGATTTTCGTTTTATTTGCATAGTAATTACCTCTGAAAGCTTATATATAACTGGTACACCTACAAACGCAAATATAGCAAGTATCCACATTATATTATCAATACTCATGCTGATTTCTCCTTAATATTTAAAACTTCACCACGACATCCATCACCACGCCATTCACCGAATCTACCTAAACTTGAATTTTTAATTTCTAATTCAATCCCTAGTTCTTTTTCCATAGGAGCTTTCAAATTGTCGGGGTACTCTAAACGTTCTTCATTGAAACATTCCATAAATGCAATCATACCCTTCATAAGATTTGATTTTTTACTGATAATCATTTCAGTAACATCATATCCAATTCCCCATGAACGCATCATTTCAAAGAAATATATGTATTCTTCGTCTTCTTCAGTCATGCTAATTCCTCCCTTTCCATTTCAACGTCTGGTGTGTAATCCATTTCATCGTACTGGTCTGCTTCCTTGTCATCCCTGTATGATTCTATTGGTATCACTGAACTTTCAGATCTTTCTAAGGGTTCTATTGATTTCCATTGTTCTTTAGTAAAATTTACATACTCTCCATCCTTTAGAACTACTTTTTCCTTCTTTTCCCTATCAACGTCGTATTGTTTTGAAATCTTTATAAATTCTTGGTGTTTCATTGTTTTTGAAATGAATCTTTGTTCCCTTCCTTTTAAGGACGTAAAATGCCCCCTGTATGCATCCAGTCCATCACGACAAGCCTCTCTAGCGAGTTCTAATATATTCTTACCTCTACGTGTAACCGCTATAGAATTCGATTCTAATAGCTCTCTTATGTGTTCACCAAGCTCATAAGTAATCTCCTCGTCAGAATCCCTAAGAAGAACAGCCTCTATAAGAGGTGCGCAAACCTTTTCTATTGTAAATGTACCTGGTGATTCTAAATTGAGACATATCCTCATGTCACACTTCCTTGTTAAGGCGTGATCTTGTTCCGCCGTCAAGAAAGTATCTTTTGTTACGACCATTTTATTATTTTCATCTTTCCCCATGGTCATCTTCTGTCTTGCGAATAGGTTTATTATAACATGTGTATTTAATGATAATAATTTATCTAGACAATTCCTATTTCCTTTCTTAGGCTTACCCCAAGAATGTATGGATGATTTTCCACACTTATCCACTTGGTCAAGAACACCACCGTCTCCACTCCAAAAATCCGAAAATGTATCGAATATGATTACAGATTTCCTTGTTACCTTTTTTTTAAGATATTCTATAATACCTATGAAATTACTATAATTATATGGTGGGTTCATAGGTATACATTCAAAATTAAATTGTGATCTATATATTGATGATCTGTTTTCTGTATCGATAAGGTATACTATATCTTCAGGTTCATCCCCGACAAGTCCTTCGCTGATAGATAGAGAACAAGTACTTTTACCAGATCCAGATCCCCCGCATATCGCTATTACCACCCTCTTTTCATCTTCTTTTATATATTCCATGAAACTTCCTTTCATTTGGTTAACACTAAAAAAACTCAATTCTTACTCACATCTTCTTTCACATTATTCCTTCCTCCAAACTTCAAATCCTTGGCAAGTTTTGACCTTATTTGTGAGTAATTCTTACTCACCATAGGATATGATTCTGGCAAATTATATCTCTTCTTATATTGTTTAACATCTAATTGATGTACTGACATCAAATGTCTTTTCAAAGATTTGTATTTACCTTTACATTCCAAACAAACCAAATAGCTATCCTTGATTGAATCCTTGAACTTGTCTAATTCTAGTATATTCTCAACAAAAACTTCATCGACGAATTCTTTCTTAAGAGCTTTAGCAACAAGACTAATGACCTCTGATAATTCTTCTGTTGGAATAGTACTTCCATACATTCTTATATAAACTGACACTATTTCTTTTGTACATTCTATCATTGCTATGTATAGGTCGTTATTTTCTTCACTCATTTCTTTTTCTTCAGTCATTTTGTCTCCTCCTGCACTGAAATTGACACCAAATATCTACCTATAATTGAATTTATAAGTATTTCATTAATCTTATTCTTTACAGATGACTCTTCCATACCTTCTTTACGAACTATACTGAACTTTGCTGTAACAATCAAGTTCTTTTTACCGTTTTCTACTACTTTCTTTTGGATTATTTCTTTTTTATTATCTTCTCTCAGACTCCATTCTTTCTTCTTAATGTTTTCCCTCTCAACGACGATCTTCTTTCCCCTCTCAGCAGAGGTCTTGAACTCAGTCTCATGCTTTAGAGATTCCTCCTTCTTTCTCTCTTCGTCGTTTCGCCTTTTCTCCTCAAGCGTTGCCCTCTCTACAGCTCTTTCCTTGTCTCTCTCAGCTTTTATTTTAAACTCAGCCTCAAGTTTTAGGAATTTATCCTGCTCTTCTTTCCTAGCCTTCTCTGCTATTTCCTGTTCGTGTTTTCTTCTTTCTTGTTCTGCTATCTTGTCTTTCAATATCTTCGCTTCAATGGATAGAATTCTATTGTCTATAGACTCCTTCGTCTTATTTGACAGATTCATGCTAGAAGACACTGCAGACAATATTATCAAGTCTTTTATATCTATTTTATTAGGGTCAATACCTCGTGCAGAGCATTCTGAGTCACGGTATCCTTCTACGATATAGAGTATTTTATTTAGCTTAATAACCTCGAATATATCAACCTTGCATTTTATCTTATCTCTTGCCTCATCAAGAACTTCAATGACTTCCTTTCCTTTCTCCTTGAAGTCACATATTGTGCCTTTGACGATGCAGAGGAAATCTTTTACCTTGTCAGTGAATTCCTTCTTGTCTTTATTGATGCTAGCCATGTGTTTCTTTGCTTCGGCGATGTTGTCTTCCGTGACAACGATATCGTATTTCTTTATGCCTTCCCTGGTAGACTCCTTGAGTCTATCCATGTTTGTTTTTATGTCGAAACTGTGCGTTAAGGTTATCTCTCTGTTTTCTTCAGTCATAATGTCTGCTCCATTTTTTTAGGGTGTACACTTGCTCGTCTTCGTTCCATCTAACGCCCTTCCCTCTCTATGAATTCCGATAGTGCTTTCCTTATGATCACACTTTTTTTAACTCCCAACCTATTACTTATCTGATGAATATATTTTTTTTGTTCTTCAGTTACATTTAATGAAATACTACAACTATAGTCATTTTTAGAAATTGACTTATTATGTGAATCTAATGTTCCTTGTAAATCATATCTATACAAATACTTACTCATAATATTAAATCCCACACGGAAATGCCTTGCCATTCCACCACAGCTAACCCTTTCGTTTTTTGTTTCTATATACAATTCAATTAATTGCTTCGTTAATATAGTTCTTATTAACGAAAAACTTCTAAATTTCACATAAATATTATGCCTTTTAATGCAATTAGCAACTGTATTGATACTCACATTAAAATGTTTAGCAATCTCATCCCTAGATACAGAATCTTTCACATTGATATACTCTTCAATCATTTCTTTAGTTAGTTTAGTACTACCATGATACTTCATGCTACTTCTCCCCATCTCGTATTGAATTTATCCTCTTACATTTCTTCTTTATAACACTCTTTAAATGTTCTATCTGACCATCGTAAGAGTTAACAGTAAAGTGAGTCTTTTTCTTACGTTTCTTCAAATGCATTATTGTTCCCTTATGCTGAATTATTTCAGCTTCTAATTTCTTAATAGTCTCTTTATCATCCATGCTACTCATGCCCTTTCTCTGTTATTTCTATGTGTTCGTATATTTCACAAACTATATCATTATTATTTTTCACATAACTGTTAGTTCTTCCTTCTTTTGCCTCTGAACTGTTCAGCTTGTCTATCTTTCCTACTAGGTACTTCATTATCAATACGAAATCTTTGAAATCTTTATTCACTTTTTGTAGTTCTTTCATCTCACGTTCCCTTATGTGTTCATGGTGTAACAAAGATTCTCTTCATCCCATCTGTAGCCATTACCTAACTTACCTTGCAAGAACTCGAAAAGACTCGGATAGTCCACCCCACTACCTTCTTGCATCATGATCAGAATGTGTTTGACAGTCTCCACATCCTTCCCTTTCCCCCCGTTTGGTAAAACTTTATGGATTGTAGTTTCATCAAACGCAGACTTAACATGTTGTAAATCATCTTCATAAGGAAGTTCACTTATACTTTTAGCAATGCTTTTTTTTATCTCATCGCATATATTCATTTCACTTGCTCCTTCTTGGTTATTGTGTACTTCTTCTTCTTCTCGTCAAATGTTAAGCCTTCACCTATCTTATCTTGTAAAAAATACTCGAATGCTTCTGGGTCTATCTCCAAAATTAGTTGAATAAGTTCATTCACCAAATTAACAGCATCCTCGAATTTCATCTTCGGAAAGAATTTAACTAACACTTTTTTGTCAAAATCATGCAGTATTTCACCTGCTCTTTTGGTGCGTGTTGTCATGTTATCTTCTTGATTCATCTCACTTGTTCCTTTTCTTCCAAAGCTTCTTCTATTATTCTTTTTAAAAATTTACCATTACTTATCTTTAAGTTCTTAGCCGATCTTTTTGCCCTTTTCGCATACTTTCTGTGCAGGTGTACGACAAAACTGACTAATTTATCCGCATAGGGGTTATTAGGTGGTAACCGATTTGTATTGATAATCGCGTACCCCGCTCGAGCTAAAGCACTTTTAATCATCACTGCATCAACCCTATATTTCTGTCTCTCCTCTTCACTCCACCGTTTCCCCTTTCCCCCACAAACATTATGGGCGGCTACTAATAGTGTTTCTTCGATTCGAAGCTTGTCCGTTTCCTTCTGCGAGGGTTCTGCATACAGTACGTCCCATATTTTATTCATCTCACTTCTCCTTCTTTTCTAGGGTATATCTTCCTTTGTCATCATCAAATCTAAGATTATTACCAAAAGTTTCTTTCATAAATTTATCTACGTAACAAGGTTTATATTTGTACATATTACCCATAAGATCTCCGTATACATCGACAGCTTGTTTGAATGACCTGCACTCTTTATAATCACCGTGGTAACCGCCCAATTTAATAGAAATGTTTTCAACAGCTTCGCGTGCATCCTTGAAATCCATGTTTGGCATCAATTTATTTAGTACTGACTCATCAAAGAATGGTATCTTCTCAAGTGCTATTTCCAGATTGCTTAAATTACTCTTTTTATAGTCACTAGCACTATCGAAGTTAAAGACGAATTTCTTTTCTATTTGTTTTATTTGATAATCAAGTTCGGAAATTTTTGTTGTACATTCTTTTTTAAAGAAAAACCACATTCTCCTAGAAGGTTCACCTTTAGGAGCTTCTAGATAGTTCTTTTCACATTCCATGAAATTTTCAGTCGTACTCTTATGAATAATGTTCAGAAACTTTAATCTTTCCTTGTCATATTCATTCGGATATTTAATTTTCAATTCCTTCTTCTTCATATTACACATCTAACTTGCTCCTTCTTGGTGTCTCCCCCCTCAGGATTGAGAGGGGAGGGTGTTGCTACGCGTCTGGTTGTGGTACGAGATCTTCACCGATGTCTTTAATTTCCTTTCGTAATTTACCCTGCATCTTGTAAATTTCCCTAACAAAGGAATCCCATATTTCACTGTATGGTGGTTGTCCTTCATAGACATGTTTATATTCTTCACACTGTTCATGTACTTTTGACAATTCCCAAACAATAATGCTTAAAAACTCCATCCTCTGCTTGTCGTATTTCTCTCCGTATTTTCGTTTAAATTTCACTTTCGTATCATCTACGCTCATCCATTCTTCACTTTCTTCATTCACCTGACTTCTCCTCAATATTCTTAACAATATTATTAACAATATCACTTATGTTAAATATTATGTTAAATACGTTAAGTGAAATAATAAAAATTGACGAAATTATTATTGTCCCTACCAAACTGTTTATATCATCCACTAGAAAAGGAGCTATCTCAAATCCCATAACAAAAGATATAAAAATACTTGATGCAACTTCCATTACTTTTGATACGAAACCAATTACGGTTTTGAATTTTTCTAACATCTAACTATCTCCTTCTTTAAGTTTTGCGTATTTTTGTCCAATTGCACTCTTTCTATAGGCGACGGTATCCAATATTCCCAATCCCATGCAATACTCAACATTTTGATCTGCATATTCTTTTGAATGGATACTTGTGTTACCTAACAGTTTTATTAAAAGGTGTAACCTTTGCCCTTCTGTTGACTCTGAAAGAATTTTTCCAAGTTCAAACTCTGTGTAACTACCTGATAATTCAGATAGAACACCGTCTACCGCTGTTATTCTTTCCATTTTTTCCTTAATACTTTCAAACATTCACTTTCTCCTTCTTCTTTATGATCAGAACAACATTTTCGTCTTCTTCGTCTTCTTCATCGTTCGCTTGTGCCATTTCTAGATCAACGTGTAAGGCTCTTTCTAAGTCTTCTTGGAAAGTCTCTATCCCATACTTATCGCTTAAACATTCTAAAGTAACGGACAGTAGAACAAGAAGATCTATTTTTTCTATCTTTGTTAATAATAAAGCAACATCCTTATGAAGCCCCATATCTTGTAATTCTTTTACTATTTCGACCATACGTGTTTCAATCATCTCACTTGCTCCTTATTAGTTAATAAAACAACATTGTTAGTTCCTGACATTTCATTAAGAACATCTTGACATTCCTTTGGTCTTGTCTTTATCCCGTGAAGAGCTAATATTTTATGCTGTTCATCTGTTGCCAAGTCCATGCACTTCATATGCTCTTCTGAACAAAGTCGTCTTAAACTTTCTGGTCTATTGCGTGACTTTAGTAGATTGTAAAGAACAATATCCACATGCTTTAAAACGTCCATAGATTTGTCAAAAGAATTCATCTCACTTGCTCCTAAGTTGTTTTCTCGTCTTAATAAATAGATGTATATAGTATATTATCCATACACAAATACTAGTAAAGCTAATTGTCATTCCTACAAAAGGAAAAATACGAAACATGACTAATACAAGACCTGATGAAATGAATGCAATGCACACAAAATCAACAAAGGATGATTCTACCGTCGTATCCACGCCTTCAATCGTTTCTTTCGGTTTTTTATTTTCTTCATTCATTTCACATCTCCCTTTGTTGATCCTTGGAATGTGTATGCACCGTAGAGACGTTTGCGTGCCATCTGAAGATGAAATCGTAGGCTTGGTGATGATTGTACCTCCAAATTTTTCTTAAGCCCATTTGCCCTAAAATCCTTTGTACGATAGCTTGCGATTTTTAATGCACTTGAATAAGTCATCTAACTTGCTCCTTGTGTTTATCATCATCGATACATTTAACCCACCGATTAGCACCTTCCCAATCTAGGTCTACAGAGTAATCATATCCAACAAACGTTTTACGCCATTCTTGTTCACTAGGATAGTCAATACCATAATTAGTAAAATCTCTTTTTGCTTCCACATGTATGGTTGTTTTGTTTCCTTCCAAAAGAAATAATCCATACAGCATGTCAAAACTTAAATAAGACAATCCAAGACCTTCAACTAGGTTTATTACTCCAAAACAGTCTAGTTCGTAGACCTCATCTATCTTTTTTAAAAGTTCTTCTCTAGTCATCAAACAACTCCTTTCGGCTATAGAATGAAAGATTCTAGTTCTTCCTTTTCTTTGTCTCCGTACACTGGTTTATCTTTGTACTCAACCTGAACAAAATGGGTTTCTCCGTCTTCGCTGTCCCTAACAATGAATGATGCTAACTCTTCGTTTTTGCTTTTCTTGGTCATGTCAGTTTTTCCTCTTGCTGTTGGATCGGTTTCCCTGTCCATCGAGTCTTAACTTTTGAACAGAGATTATTTTATCTTGTGTGTCTATTACATTTTGTTGTTCATCGAGTCTTAACTTTTGTTCGTCGATTACCCGCTTCTGACTATCGACTACTTCTTTCAATAACGTAAACTCTTCGTCTCTGTTTTCTTCAGTCATTTCTTACCCTCCCGTCTATCGATTGTTAACTTTTGAATATTGTTTAAACGTTCCAGTTCTTCGATTACTTTTTCTTGCCTATCGATTGTTAACTTTTGGACGTCGTTTAAACGTTCCAGTCCTTCGATTACTTTTTCTTGCCTAGCGATTAGGCTTGTCTGTCTATCGATTAGTTTTACGCATTCAATTAACTTAGATTTTTCGTCTTTATTGTTTGAACTCATTTCTAACTCTCCTTCGGTTTGTTGTAACCGTTGTTGGCTACCCTTTCAATATAATATACTGCTCGGTATAAGTCAAGCACTTTTTTTTTTATTTTCTAACTTTTTTATATTATTTTCTGACCTGTCCTTTTATATTAATAGTATTATAGTTATTGCGACCCCCTAAGCCATTGATTTTAAAGGGTTTTTCGCCTCTAAACGTTCCAAAAAAAACTCTAAACGTTCCAAAAAAAACTCTAAACGTTCCAAAAAAAACTTTAGAAAAAAGTTATCCACAGGTTATACACAAGTTATCCACAGGCTGTTGACTACGTATTTAATGTAATTTCTTTTATTATACTGTCCTTGGTGTCCAAAAATACCTTCTTGGCGAATCCTATAAAGACGCTGTTAGCGGAGTTTTTAAAGTCAGGTTTTCCCGTTTTTTCCCAGTATGTCAAAAAATCATTCAGCACTTTATCCATATCAAGGAGGTGTAATGTTTCCTTTTGTGCTGTCATGATACCGTATGAAGTTATTTTCGGTCTTAATGAGTTCATTATGGTTGTGATTGATTTTGATTCGAATTCTTCTTGATTTGTCTTTGAAAAATCAAAGCATACTTCCTTAAAAGACCTGCCGTGCTTTATGAATTTTATGTTATAATCAAAACCTATTTTATATTTTGGCAACTGTGGCAAACATTTTTTCAGTATTGTGAATTTTAATCTTTTAAAATCTACATATTCATAAAGGCTAAGCCATTCAAGAAGTGTTTGAGAAGTGACATTTAATTTATTGTATTTAGACTTATGGTTTCCCTCAAGTATTGAATAAAGACGTATTGTTATCTTACCTTTCAATGAAAGAAACAGGTCAGTTCTTACATTAACAAATCTTTCTGGTGATTTTATCATACGTATAATTTCTATAGGTATTTTGAATTTTAAATATCCGTCATTTAAAGACTGTAAATTTAGTATATTGTATAGCTTGTCTTCTATCCTGTCATCTCCAAATTTATAAGGAAATGATACTCTAGTGTTGTTAATATTTATTGCTGTTATTCTTATCCATGACTTATTTTTAGCACATCCGTACCTTGAGAAAATATCATGAATGTCATTTATAGGTATTGAGTATAATCTATCGTAATCAAGATCTTTGAACACAGCGTGTATCAAAAATACCCATAACTTATAATCTCTTTCAGAAAAATTCCCATGGACACGAGATGTAAAAAATTGCAATGGTATAGGTACAATGGATTTTAATGTTAAATTCCATGCTGACCCAATATGTTTTACTTTTATGGTGCTTACCATATCATTAATTATACAAAATAATAAGCAGGAAAGTCGTCACAATAACCCTCAACTTTTATGAACATATCTTTCCATGGTCTATTATCGTAATGATCCGATAGTTGTTTATAATCTCTCAAACATTTTATGTATGATTGTTCTGCCAATGAATAAACATCTGAATGCACGTTAGAAACAATTGATGTCTTAAGAACAGGAAATTCATAGACAAAAATATTTTCAATCAAAGATTTTTCGCAGAAAAGAAAGTAGAAGGGTTCATTATCCCCACTAGGATTAGATAGATAATTATCTCTTATACTATTAAAGAATGTTTTGTGCCAAGGAGTTGTCGTATCAATGCAGTTTATTAAACCTTGCTTGAAATGCCTCATTGCTTCTATGTATGTAAATACCTGTAGGTGATAATTGTGATCCATTATTTGAGAGGATGCTATTTTCCTTTTGTTTCCTATTGGTCTCATCATAGAAAACGTTTTTATGTCACATATATGGTCGGGAGAAAGACAATCTAGCCTTGCCTTCATCTTGACGCCAGTCTCCTGACACGTCCACAGTATGCTTATCTCAGGTAAAAAATCATCAAACAAAAAGTTAAGGTTATCGTTCTCCGATATATAAGACCTATGCCTTGCTATCATATCGAATTCTTCAAGCGTTAAAACATTCTTACCCTGCGTTTCTTCTTTATGCTTATGTTTTTCAAGCGTCAATATCCTACCGCGATAAAAAGGGTCTTCTTTCTCTTCTTCGTCTTGTAATCTCAAAGCCTGCTGGTAAGCATCCTCGCCCTGTTTTTTCTTTGGCTTTCCAAGTTCCGACAATCTATTACCGACTTCCATAGAGGTATCTAGTCGGTGAACACAATCATCCTTTATGTACTCACAACAATAGTTCTCATCGAACTTTTCAGGTTCTAATATTGCCGTGTGGTACGCTCTACCGAACGAAAATGCCTTCGAAAATTTCCTGTACTTCTGCCTATCAGGGTTCATCCAAGACCTGTGCCAAAATACAGAAGGGTTCAACATTAAATCTTTCATTGCAGAGCAACTCAACCTATCTATCGAGTGATATTCTTCTTCGCACATTGATATGTAAACGCCATCTTTATTATCCATGGAATATATCCCTTTCGTGGGGTTAGAGTGAATATGGATTACTGCTTTGTGTATACTCCCCTATCTTTCAAACAATCACTTGTTTGCTTATAGGTAATAAATATACTGTCAATCAATTTAGAACTAATTGTGAGAAAAAAGTCATCATACATCTTTACCTTGATGAAGGAATAATAAAGGAATTCTTCCAATTTCATGTGTCTATAATAATCTATATTATTTGACTGGATAAAACAGAAATTAACAAGACCATATATACCTATTAGATTAAAAATATCACACATATCATTGGCACATACGAATTCACCTTTCTTTGTCTGGAAAATGTATTTCCTTTTTGATTGAAGCCAAGCCAATCTGTGCGATGAATAATTTACAATATGACATTTCTTAGATATGAATTCATCAATGGTATTTATAGTTATGTAGTGCAACACAGTATAGCCCCTTATTCTTCGGTATATCCTGCTATTTAGCTTATAGACTAAGGGTGGTAAAGTCAATATAAAAAAACAAGTTTTTTTAAAAAAAGTTATTGTTTTTTTGATAATATGATGTATGATTAATATCAGGATTAAATTGAAAGGATGTATAATGAATGCATATGAAAAAATAAATAATTTTATGAGAAATGAGAATCTAAATAAGCATCAGTTCGGCATGCTTATGGGGTATGAAATAGAATGTGCTAGTGCTATAGTTAGTAGTATATTGAAAAGGAAATCTAAAAGTCCCAGTATGAAGACATGCGTCAGAATTCAAAATGCAACAAACGGACAAGTTAATCTTTATGATTTTGCTCTCTGTTGCACCAAAGACCAGTCATATTTCAGAATGATATCTGAATACATAAAAAGAAAATTCTTCTGTGAAGATGAAAAAATATCAATACATAATATAGAAAATCTATCTTACTGCATTGTGCGTGTGAATGAAAATGGAATTGAACACAAACACATTGTCAACAACAATAAGATAGATAGGATAATGTCTATTATAGAAGAGTAGATTTTTATTCAACATTAATTATTAGGTTAATATAATCAACGAATTTTGCAGGGTCTGGGGGATTTATGGAGGAATCTGTATTGGTGGCAGAAATTAAAACAAGAAACCCATTTCCAATAGAACCATCTACTAGATTCTCACCGTTATTGAAGAAAGTATTAAAATCCTTCATAGTATAGTGAAATTTTGCCTTTAAAGTAGTTATATCATTGGGATAAGATTCACTCCTAACACCTGATCTAAAATTATCTACAATATTTTTGGTACTGCCATTTACAGTGATATTATCTAATTCTATTCTGTTATATTCATTACCTGACAAATTCTCTATTTTATAAATTCTAAAGGTGAATTCCATTAAACCCCCAATAGAGTCAAGTGCTTCTAAATCCCAACCAGATATAGAAAAACTCTTACCGTTTTCACTCTCTGAGTATAATGTCTCAACATTATAAACTATATCTGCTAATCCTGATATAGCTATACTTTCTGTCCTCAACCATGTTTTTGTTGAAGCGTATCTGGAAGTTATATCGCTTGGTATAGATACAATTTCAGTATCAGAATCAATTGGAACACCTGTAGAAACGTCAATTGATGTACCAGTAATCGTTAGAGTTCCAGGAGTAGACGCAGCTGTTGTTACGTTGAAAGATACTTTCTTACCATTGAAACTTCTATTTATGACCTCCCCTCCTACGTTACCAAATTTTAAAACAATGTTTTCACCTACACCCCACCATGCTCTATTACTAGGATTCAGTGCATTAAGTTGACAAGATCTATGTATTGGTGGGAGAAAATTATTTCCTTGCGACGAGCCTTGTTTTATTGTTTGATATGCGTTACTCTGTGATGCGGGGAAACTCATTTTTTAACCTTTCTTTTTTAAGGACAATAATATGCCAATTATTCCGTTTACTGTTTCTGACGGCGAAATAATCATCGGACAAGATAAATTAAAGAGTAGTTCTCTAGTAACTCAAATAGCGATAGCCTCTGAGACTGATTCTAGTACAGGTACTTTCGACATTTTCTCCAGACAGATGTCTACTTTTGACCCTCCTTATGCTTCTATTGAGAACGACGGCGTTCCAGTTTCTATTGACGCCACAAAATTAGCTACCGCGAATGGTGATGGGGCAGGTCAAATTATCTTATTTGAAGGCTTTATCCAATCCATAAAGATAGTAGCGAATGGAGTTAATGTAGGGGAAGTTCCTATCGTTCAGATAAGTATACGACAGTCCCCATGATAAATCAAAAAAATTTTATATTTTTATTATTGATTCAAAAAATCATATTTTGTAATATATGATATAATACTTCAAAAGTAACACCTGACAAAGTCAAAAAACAAACAATCTTTAATGCCATTGTTATAAAGTCCCTGTTTTTATTTTTTCAAAAATACTGTACACAAAAGCTAACGCAAATCCGTACAGGGTTCTCTTTATCCAAATTCTCTCATCTTTTTGTTCTTTAAGCTGTTCTTTTAGAGTATGCACTTCCGCCTGCAGTGTTGTCAATGTTTCTGTCATTTTATACAATCTTTCTTCCAATTTTTCATGATTCATTTTTTACTCTTTCTTTTTTAACCATGTTAATACTTTTTGTTTTATAAATATGAAAGATTTGTAAAATATCAAAACGTCTATAACAATCGCTAATAGCCACAACAAATGGTAAACGTATTCTGAAAATAAATTTTCCACCTCCAAAGTCTCCCGACTTATAGCCAAGAAAAATACTTGCAGAATGTCCTAGTATAGCAAGTATATCAGGGTAAGAAAACGCAATAAAAATTAAATCTCTTTCCTGAGAGCTACATACCAAACCATTATACACTAAAAATCCAACAAATGAACTAAGTGAAAAAATAAAAGAAAAACCCCATGCTCTTAATAAATAAAAGCACAGGGAGGTTAACATATCGATCATACATTGGAAAAGATAAACCTGATCAAGTTGCCACGCATAATGAGACATGAAAAAATTGGCTATGAGAATCAATGCACAGCACACATTCCTTTTATCCTTTGAAAGGATAGACAACGCACACGCACACGATAGGGTTGTTATGTAGAATATCACGTAATAGGATTGACCAAACACTGACATGTTGGGAAACAAAATGTAACCCAATACGACGCCAAGGAAGAAAACTAAGAATGTCATTTACCATTTTTTTCAATGTATGATTTCATACGTGTTTCGATCATACATTGTATTTCTATTGCCATTGATATTGACTTTGAAAGTTCCTCAGGATAATCACACCCTAAGTTTGATATCGTAACATAATTATCAATATGATTTTGAGTCACACCAATCCAGTATTTATACAGGTTTATTTTCTTTTTTTGCTCCTCGTTCATACATTATCCTTTCGGCTCTATGTGTATACATAGTTTATCTGTCAATTTTACAACGTCGAACTCTCCACCTATAACAAACTTAGCCTTCCTGCTAATGATAGTAAATTCTTTATCTCCAACTTCACATCTAAAAAGTCTTAGATCTAGAATTCCCAGTGTCAGACTAATATTTCTCTTGCTATATATCTTGCATCGTGATATGAAACATCTTCCCATTTGTTCTTTGCAAATAATGAACAGTAAATAATATATTAATGGAGATACTAATAAATTTAATACCAAAAAAACAACAATACTAATACAAAAATTATTACTATACCAAATATATCCTAACAAAGGCATAGAATAAAAATACACGTATTGGAAAACATGCATAACACTGCTTATCAACATTGATGGCATAAGTAATCCTTTCTATCCTTAGCGATAAAAGTGAGGGTGTAGATGATCTTCGTACTCATCTTCAGTTATAATCTTTCTGCTTATACCGAATCTGTTAATATATACACTTACAGACGTAGTGCAAATACATATATTATAAGAAATTTCTTTAACTGTAATTTTAGGGTTTACTCCAATAAGAAACATAATCTTACCTCTAATTTTCATCACTTTTACTGAGAAATACTCATATATTGGTAGGTTTCCCGTAAATATAAATATTTTAAACATTCCGTTTCTTTTAAGATATTTACTAGCAATTGATGGAGTTACTTTAAAATTCGTACCTATCTCATGTGTCTTAAGAAATGGATTTTCTTTTACGAATTTAACGAAGACATTATTGTCAAGTAGAGGAAGTCTCATTCAAATGCCCTTTTCTTGTGGGTATCACCTCTAGTATGGGTACGAAAGTGCCATTTTGGTTACACATGCGTTGTGAAATGGGTAAAAAATAGAGTTTTGGTTACATTTATCACTTTCCACCACCAGCACCTCCTCTTAAAACAATACCTATGTCTTGGTCTGTGTACTCAACACCCTCGCTCGTGCCAACTTTGGCGTTAGGGTCACCTTCCCAAGACCTATAACAAGCAATAGAAACTTTTCGATGTCCTTTATGTATTTCTAAAAAAGCTTTCAATAATAAATCTTGTGCTTTTATTAAATGACTTAATGTGGGATCAAAATTCATACCATGAACATCTGCTTTTTTAAATTTATCCTTAGCATTCAATGTATGTCTAATAAGATCACAACATTTTTCCATAGAAATATCAAAAGAACTCTCACATTCCTTAAATGAATCTTTCCATTCACCCCGTTTAACAAGTTCATTACACACCATTATAGCTTGAAGGTCTTTATTTCCTTTGTAAGACTTTACAAATTCATCACATTCCAAAAGTTTTAAACATTTATCTTTCATTTCTTGTGTTATTTTTCTAGTCATTCACTTTTTCCTCCCTTTCGTCACCCATTACCGTAGTAAAATCCTGATATTTGTCCCCGAACTGTATACGCAAACCTTCAGTGTACGTATAGTCATCATCATACATGGTATTATTATACCTGTTATAATATTCCACTGGTATACTTTCATCCTCACACTTCTTAAGAAAAAGATCCAAAAATTTATCGACGTCATCTTCTCTGCGTTTTTCATACTCTAATTCTATATACGTGTAGGTGTGTTGGCCTATAGCCCATGATGGTGGAAGAGTCAATATAGAACAGCCTGACTCCTCACCGAATAAATCTATAGAATGATTGTCCTCAAGAAGTTCATCAAAGAATTTATTATAACGAAACCGAGTACAAATAATATTTTTCCATTTAGGATTGGTCATTTCTCATCCTTCACCATGGTGTATTTTCCCTTCTTCTTGTCGTAGTATATATTCTTAATTCCAAATTTTTCTTCTAAGAAATCCTGAATATGAGAGACACCGTATACTTTTTCATACATGTAAGAACACAATTCCCCTATTACCTTCAAAGACTCCTCAATTTTGTCCAATCGTTCTACTACTGTAATTACATAGTAATTCTAATGATGAGTATTATACACAGTCTCCCTATCCTCAAGTCCAGAGGATTCAACACACGAATAACACTCGTAACAATCATAGCATTCTACACATGCCTCACAATCATAACAATCATAACAATTAAGGCAATTCACACATTTAGTCAGTCCCATTATAGATTTTTCAGCCTCATCATCAGATTCAAAATATTTTGAATGAGAAATGTTTCCATAGTTGTCATAGAACACACCGTCTCTTAGGTGTAATACCACTTTTGCTTTTTCCCACTTATAGTGCATCATTTCTCGTCCTCCTTATCAGCGTTCAGCTCTAGTGTCTTAATCCTACCCATTATCTGTAGATTTCTGTATTGCTGATCGTGTGTAAGTGTATGTAATTCTGTTTGACACATCGCTAAGTTCAATCTTAGATCCTTCACCTCCTTTTTCAAAAGATCAATATTTTCTTTCAGTGATTTCATTGTCAGCTTCATGTCTTCTGCTCCATTCCATATCGTAAATTTTTAGGTCGTATTTCCATAAAAATATTACCGTGTTGATCATAACATTCAATATTAACGATTCTCATATTAACATCACAATCAATAACATCAAACCCCTCAATATTATCAATATTTGTAACCTTTTTTAGTTCATCAAAATAATCCATTTGTATCATCTTCCTTTTTAACCTCTAATTATTTTATCTATACGCTTATTAACCATTAACAATATATGTACAAATATCACCGACAGATAATACACTAAAGAAGTGACAATCACACTAGCTGACCCTACTGAAATTATAGAAAAAATAATCCCAAGGAAACAAACAAGTATACCAAATGAGATGTTAGTTCCTGTTTCTTCAATAAGAGTAACTCTGTTTGCATATTTCTCTGAATCATCGTAAAGTTGCCGACTATTCGTTAAAAGCATCAACGCAGTAATCAAAAAAATAATCATAACAGCAAATCCCAGAAAGAGGAGACTGGTAGTCTTTTCAATTATAGTATGTTCAAAATAATAAACAAGAAGCGGAATAATTATCAAAGGCATGATATAAAAAAACACTATTTCTGACCAGTTTGGCTTGTCTGTCTTCTTGTTGTATAAGGTAGAAAAATGCCTGCAAATAATTCCTCTTGGGTCGACTTTTTCGAACATACTCATTTCTTGTCCTTCGAAAAATGTTCTTTTAGCAATGATATTAACGTTTTTCCCTCGTAGCTTGAAATATCTGACACAACCCCTTCGCCAGTGAAATTTCTAGGTAAACCCTTAGTGCTGTAAGCCCATACAATCTCATCCTTATACCCCTCTTCCTCAGATAAAAACCTAATGAAGATATTATACTCCCTTTCATATACCCAATAGAGAGAAACCTCCCCGCTGTCGTTGTAATTCTCCCATCCCTCTTTTATGTCTTCTAAAAACATATCAGAGAATTTTTTGGCATTACGCAAAGAGTCTCCATGTATTCTTACTCCCCCATCTATGTATATTTCCCCAATATCACTCTTAAGAAATTCAAGTCGTTTTGATGTCAGGTTCATTGTTTGTTACCTTTATTGATGGTGTTAAACCAGAATCTTTCAACATAGTTATAATATATTCCGAATCTTCTCTACTTGCTTCAAAGGTTATTCCATCATCCGTAAATTCATAACACATGTTGAACTCTGGAACCTCCGTACCACCCTCATCATAATGTTCAGTGTGTATTACAGTACCACTGAATCCGTAATGTACTGAATAGGCAATGTATCCCCTTACATCATAATATTCAGTACATGTAATTTTCCCATCTTCACCGTACAATTCAATCCTAGTAACGTCATCACAACCATAACGTTCAGAATCACTAAGTTTTATACTAATATTGTATTGCACAAGTTTTAAAATTTTATCATAACAATCATATTGTATAATTTTACTAATATTTATATTTTCATCCATCACTCCGCTTCTCCTGTTTTGTCTTATTTTTAATATTTATTTCGACGTAAAATTCACAATTATATCCATTCAATTCAACTGACACAGGAATTCCCGCTACAAACGGCAATTCTTTAAATATTAACCATTCAGATCTATGACGTTTTAAAATATCGTCTATTTCTAATACTACTTTTTTTAAATATTGTTCAATTATTACATGTTCGATTTCATTTAAACTAATAGGGTCGTCCATGACTGTCTACCTTCTTTAATATCACAATAGCACTTCCTCCGTTATGATATACGGCTTCCAGTTCGACATCTAATATCTCTTCTAAGCTATCTGCTACCTCAGACATTCCACAATCAGCTCCTTGGTAATCTAAAAGATAAGACATGCATTTTAATAATTTAAACTTGTCACAATTTATAATCAATTTAGAAACATCCTCATTTAACCCAGAATCTCTAAAACTTACTAATAACGCTTCTATTTCTTTCTCATCCATCATTCCACCCCTCACCTTGTTTTGCACCTGCTCCCAAAACACCACTTTCTGCACTTAATAGGTTGTTTTTACTGCTTTTTAGGTTGCTCCCTAAAACAGCATTAATCCCCTCAATCACCCTCATCCCATTTTTTCATCATATCTTCGTGGTATTTCTCCCTATCTTTATCGCGATCATAAAAAAGTATGTAGATCACAAAAAATGAAAATGCTAGCCCTAATCCGTAATAAACTAAAACACCCATAACGGAATAACTCATCATTCCACCCCTCCAATCTTCTCTTTGCTCCGCCCATAAGCATACACACCGAGGACACCAGCACCAGTGCTGAAGAACATCGCCAACACGCCTGACATGGACGCTATGGCGTTAAGCGTATCGACCTTATTGAACACCATGAGACCACACACAGACAACGCAAACATGCCAAAGCACACGGAATAGGTGATGCCAAAAATGGGACGCCATAGCCTTGTGAGGGTGGACTGTGCTGTCATTTCCTTACGCATGGTCTCATTTGTGTTCGCTGATAATAACATGATTACTTCAAGTTCTTTTTCAATTATTGAGAGCTTGTCCTTGTAGTGGTCTTTTTGATTCTCCACACCGTATAGCTGTGCTGACACCTCTATAGTTCTTTGTTCAAGCGTACTATTTTTAGGTAGTGGGGTGTCATGTACAGAGAAAAGTTCTTCAGCTAACCTATTTAGGACGTACTTCGCCATGTATTTTGACTTTCCCTTGAGACGACCCTCCAACGCTTTTTCAATCAATGGTAAACCCAATTTACCAACTACTTTTGCTATTCCTAAAATGTCCATCTCATTTTTTCCTTTCCTCTAATCCGTAAAGTCTTCCCTCTTCGAAAGCAGTGTCACGTTCTTCAATTATTTCCATGGTATTAATTACCGAAGAAAATACGACAAGGGAAATAAGCATCAAAATTCCTGATAGTACCCTTAACTTATAGGTCATTTATTAATCCTTTTTTCCAATCTCTTTTTTGATAAAAAAAATGTCCACTTTATATCTTTTAAAAAAATAGGGTCTCCATCTGCCAGAACTTCAAGTAGATTTTCGCACTCTGGCAAGTAAAACTTTACAAAATCCTCATCATACTTAATTATATCCTTTGTGCTATCTATTAGAGAAGCCAATTTAATAGATTTCCCAACGTATGAGGCTTTCGATAGATGATTCAGATATAAATCTTCCTGTTCCTTTTTGGTCATGCCTACAAAGACATTTTTATCCGTAACCTCTTTAACTAAATCTCCTATGACTTTCCCAAACTTGATATATATATCGTCAATTTCTGTGTCCGTGTATTCTACCAAATCATGTAAAAGTGCGGCTGCGATAGCATCGTTACCAAATCCGCGGTCTCTTATCATAGTTGAAACATTTATAGGATGGAAAATATAAGGGTCGTATGTGTATTTCTTATTCTTCCCAAGACATGACTCATAAGCAAAACACAGAGCTTTGTGTACGATGTTATTTGTCATCTCACTTTCTCCTTAAGAACCCCAAAATACCCTTAACCAATCTGATAAATAGACTTGATCTATTTCTTTTCAGATAATCGTGTCTTGCTATCCTCAAAATCTCTCCCTCGGCATTCCGTCTCCTAACAAGTCCATTTGACCTTACTTTCTTCCCATTCCCATCTTTAACCATTGACCATTTTAAGAGCCAATCTACGACAGCCTCTGTACCGATATCCTTGTTGAAAAATAACTTAATCCATGTGGCTTCATGCAATGCACCAAGATTGAATTGAAAACTGACACACACATCAAATAGCCCTTGAGAGATATCAGAGTCATACTTAGAAAGAATTTTTTCGACTTCGTCTTCTGATTTCATTATGTCTCTTAGTAAGATAAGATTGGCTTGGCTCTTGTTTATGGACATCCCCTGCTCAACATTAGGTTTTCCAATATTATTTGTATGACCATAACCAATAGTCCAAACACCTGCAGGACATTTATATGCATCAAGGCGTAGACCCTCAAACCTTTTTATAAGATTAATACCACTGATACTTACCAACATGACACCCTCCTTAAATATTATTTATACGCTATAGATTAAGAGTAACAGATTTTATTTATCGAGTCAACACTTTTTTGTAATTTAAACAAAAAAAAGAACACCAAAAAGATGTTCTGTTTCTTAGGAAGAATTTCTAAAGATTAAGCTTAAATCTTCACAGTCTACCGACCAAAGTTTTTCTGTGAAGATTCTTTTTTCAATTAAAAGGATTCATAACTATGCGATGGAAAGTAATTGTCGTGAATCCTTTTTTATTAACACCTTAATTCAGACCAAGCCAGACCAAATATACTTCATGGCAATTTAATGCGGAGATGTACTAGATTGGTCTGACTTGATAGTATATACAGGGAGTCTCAGGAGCTAGAGGTCAATCAAAAAACCCAATCTCCCTGTATTCCTTAACATAACCAGTTTTTTACTCTGATTATGTAATTTTCGTACATAAATTATTTTAACAATAGATATTTCTTGGATAGACTTTTTAAATCTAACTAAGATCAAAGGTATCTCACACACTCTGACAAAACTAATCTACCACACAAATTATACTATGTCAACAACTTTTCTTAAAAAAAATGTTATTTTTTTGGTTGCGGAGACTGGATTCGAACCAGCGACCTTCAGGGCATGAACCTAACGAGCTACCAGACTGCTCTACTCCGCAGAACTGTTTCCAAAATGGAAAGGGTTGAGTTGTTTCCATTTTGGAAACAGCTGGTTACCCGTCAGGCATCAAATCAAATCCGTCTTTCCACCCTGCTTCCTTAGAATAGTCTTCTTTTAAAGATTCTATGTTGTTATACATAGCTACAGAATTTTGTGCCACTAATATGTAAATCTCATTCAAAAGAAATATAACTTCTGCTGAATTTGAAAATACGTGTACGTTATCGTCTTTCGTTCTAAAGCAGAACTTTTTTGGCTCAATATTTGCAAGAACATAACCGTCACGAAGGCACTCAAGGCTTTTAATTGTGTCAGTGCCAACAGGGAAATCTTGACCCTTGAACTTTCCCCCTTTACGCAGAACTATATTATAGTGTGAAGATATGGATTTCCTGATTTTTTTATCAATTTCTTCTTGCGTTGGTGGCGTCCTAACGGGTGAATTATCTTGACCAAGAGTATCTCCACCATACACATCGTCAGAGACTTCCATCCAACCTTGATCTTTGAATTCTTTTTCAGTAAGATGTTTCGGTCTGCTCTTAGAAATAACCGAAACTTTCCTATTTTCGTCTAATGTTGCCCATCTTTTCATTTTATAACTCCTTAATTTTGTTATGATGTTTTCCAAATTTTAAGACGTAAAGCTTGCCATGATTGTGATATTGCAATATTGACAATACCATTAGATCCCATAAACGGCTCCACAATACTAGGCATTAGCTCATCTGAAATAAATCTAAATCCAATATTTGTTGAAGAAACTAAAGAAAATACACCATAACAATTATATTTTAATGTTGAACCTTCATCATTGGCAGAACCTTGTGAAATTTCAACTCTAGAACAAGGTAATATTTGAGAAACTGCACTTTCATCAAAAAGAGAAAGTTGTGACAATGCAAAATCACCTCCAACATTAAACGGAAATAAATCAACATCACAATCTATAAGATAACTACCAATAGGTAAAGTAACAATGTTAGAAGATAAAGAAGCACCAGGTATATTATTAATTTCAATAGTATTTATTAATATCCTTGCTACAGTAGAACTCAATAAAGGACACGCTAGTCCAAATTGACTTCCCAATCTTTCATACGTAACAAACATATCAGGAATATTAACAGCCGAACCAGTGCTTTCTATTGTCGTTCCCAATATCCAATTCGACCCCTGTGTAGGCTCTTCCGTGTTTGCGTCTACCGTACTGATATAGACTTCACCATCTGGCGTACCAACGTCACCCTCCTCGTACCGAATCATCGCATTCTTTGGGTATGATTTTGCCGTTGGCAACGCTGGTGGAGGAGTATTTTGTGCAGGCGTGACCCATTCAGGTATTCCACCTTTATCCTGCATATATTTTATAAATGTAGTTACATCATTGAATAAGCTATTGTGTTTTGCTCTGTCAATATCTAACGCACTAGGATTGACTGCTTGATCTGCTTCATAAAGAGGACCCCATCCATCAAGATAATTAACCTCATTAGGAAATGAAGGATTAGGAATATCTGGTATAGATGTCAATGAACCTGACACACCAAAAGGATTAACTATGAATCTTGTTGAATTTGTCATTGCGACCCCGCTTGTATGAAGTTACCGTTATCAAAGTTTTTGTTTAAACTACCAAAACCAAAGTTTGCATAATTAGTACTTATAAATAACAGCCTAACACCTGCAGGACGTGGAAAAACATCCAAACGTGTTAGAATTGTTATAATACCAGTTGTTAGAGGAAAATCAAACACATATTTTATTGTCATATCCTGTGGGTCTAAAACCCACGCATCCCCGAAACCAGTTGAAAATATCTCTTTTAAGATAAAATTTATATTTGGTATGTTAGGGCTATAAGACAGCGTCAAAAATCTTAAAAGTAATGCAAGTCTTTTTTCCTCAAGTGTAAGATTCAAAGAGTCCCCAGTGTTCAGTGCAAAATTACCATTATTGAAATTCTTGTTAAATTGACCAAAACCGAAAACACTTTGACCGCTTGTATCTGTCGGGTCACTTCCTAGATTGAGATTCAAGATAATCTGCCATACAGAAATACCGAAAGCATTTGCTGTCTTCAGATTGAAAACATCATCGATCCAATCTTCCCAAAAATCCTGATATTCCTCTTTAAAATTTACCTCTATGATATCTAATACTTGCTTTAAATTTTCTGATTTATCGTACTGCCATAATATAGCGTTCGATACGTCCTTAGAAAACCCTATCTGTTGAATTGTTGATGACATACTACCCTCACACTATAATAACGGTTATGTTGGCGTCCGTAATGATAGGCTCTTCCCATACATTTATCGCTATAACATCCGTAGAAAATACTAATGGTGATGGCTTAGATATTTCAACTTTTCTGACATTTATTGATGGAAATAAAATATTAACAGCTCCTGAGAGTTCGAAAGGGGACACATCCGTTCCTAGACCTAGTCCTATTTCACCGTCAATCTCATTATTAGCATATGCTATGATTGCTTGTTTGACCTTGGAGGCAGGGTCTGTTTCAGTCGTGCTTTTTATCGTAACACGAACTTGAATAGTAATGTCGGTCGGTCTATCAAACTTTATCACATAATCTTGACCAAATTCACCAACTATTATTGTCTCTCTTGGATTGAATTGATTGACAAACCTACATCCAGGATTTTTCTTAATAAATAAAGCATTGAATATGTCATCATCTGTGCCACCTGAAACAGCAAAATAAACAGAGTTAGGAGACATAGTCACACCTTTATTGACTACTGTTAAATTTGTATCATTCTCCAATGCTGTCAATATTTGAGACACATTGGCTACATTTTGAATGGAAGACCCTATAGCATCAACTGTCGCAGAGTTTTGAAGAGCCAGTGTATTATTTCTGCGTTTCCTTAAGGCAATATCCGATTCCTGCTCTTCTCCTAACGTCGCTCCAACAGGATTGTCAACTGTCTCCCATCCTACAACAGGGGATACAATCTGTGTCAAGGCATTCGCCGAACACTCTATCGCTCCACCAAGAACAGCAATAAAATCTATCGAACCCGTTCCACCTGCACTAAGAATTACGTCTGCTGTCGTTTGGAATTGATTGCCTTCGCTCGTTTGGGCAATAGAGCCAGCAGGAATAACTGTGCTTGGCACTCCAGTCACATTAACTGGCACAGTGAAGAAAGAGAATGTTTCTGATAGCCTAAAAATACCAAGAAATGAACAAATTATGTCTAGGAAAACACCTGAGGAGATATTAGGGTTTATAGCGTTTGCTATATTTGTGTTATTTCTTGCTATGAACTCTACGAATAGTGTTATTACTGATATAAAAACACCTTGGGGCGTACTATCTGATAAGTCCAGTGTATCCCCGAATATTGCCTTAAATTCATCCTGCGTTTCTGTCTTTACATCTTCTGTATCTGGTATAATAGTACCCGTGTCATTGTCAAAATCATAAACCATTAGACGCCACCCTCTATAAATGTGTTACCGAATACCGTCTCAATCTCTGCTCTATATTCGTAGACATTATCTTTTATTTCTGATGTTAAAGATAAAACTCTGACAACGTTAGGTACTTTCTGGATCTCTTGTATGTAATAAAAATCTATTTGAGCTATATCAGGGTTTCCTATGAAAATAGTCTCAAAATAAGGTATACCATCCTCCGACGCAAAAGGCATCTCATTTCTTTTGGCTCTTACTGCTTGAACAGAAGATTGTGCCACAGCGTTCTCGTCTGATTTAAGAACAATGCTATTACTTCCATCAACAAATATATCATTATCTTCATTAGTCGCATATGTTAAGAATGTCATGGTATGGTCACCGTTGAAGACCCTGATGTAATCGTAGCACCATCGCTTGTTGTATCACCAACACCCGCCACAGGACGACTTCCTCCAAGATTAACAGAACCGCTCGACACTGTGAACCCTCCTGATACATCGAATCCATCTTCTGCGACTGCTGACCCTTGGAATGTAACATCTCCTTCTATTGTCAAGTTTTTCTTAACAGTGGTTTCTTCAGCATCAATATCAACTTTTTTAGCTTTCAATAAAATATTCTCTACACCTTGAATAACAATATCCTCACCCGATAATGATATTTTAACAGACCCGTTACTAGATTGCAAAACAACGTTTTGAGAATCGTCACCAGAAGCATTGGCAGGGGTCTTAACATTGTCAGGGAAGAATACACCATCACTAAAACTGTGAGTCCTGAATGTGTTCTGACTTGACATAGAAAGATTTTGAAGGAATGTAGATATATCTCTATCATTCGCTTTTATCCATCCAAGATCTCCAGCGTTCATGGGGAATGAAAGAACGAAACCTCCACTCCCCATTTGGACAACTGGAACAGAAGCCAATTGAGCTCTTTCAACAAGCTCTCCGTTAGTCCTTGTCTCATTGACTAATATTTCTACTGTAGCCCTATTTTTACCTCTATCATATGATACCACCTTGGCAGGCATCATATTTTGGATATCTTTGGAATGTTCTCGTAATATCTTTCTGAGTTGTCCTGTTGTGTCTCTGCTTTCAGCAAGCTTCCTACTTAACTGTACATTTGACATATTAAAATCTCTCACATTCTGCTATATAATAAAAAGGCGTATTCCTGTTTGTTAAATTGAAGTCAAGTTTCGATACGATATATTCCCCATTTATGTCCTCATAAATAGTGCTTTCAATCCTAACCCTCGAACCTGTCTTAACGGTTGAATCGTACAAAAAAGTAACTTTAACTCCGAATTCTGTTATCTCTGGTATCCCAACAAGACCAGTGTCCTTATTTATAAGTTTTATTCCTCCATTAATTGGTTGCTTAAGATTTTTAACAACAAGCTCGTCATCATCTATATAAGCATCATAAGTTCCCAATTGCTCTATTAACCGCATTTGTTTCGTCGGTGAACCTGAGAAAGAATAGTTCGTAATTTCCTTATCATCTGCCTCAAACTTTAAAGACAAACCAAGTTGACCAGCGACTATTTCTGATATGCTGTTAACGGTGTTAACTTGACCCCCTACAACTGTAACATAATCTCCTTTGAAAAATTGAGCGGTTGATGCTTTAATAACAGCCCAAACGTCGGGTTTCTGAGTCATGCTCACTTGAGTTATGTCCCCGATATAAACCGTACTCAAACCCGTGGAAACCCTTCCTGCCTCTATCTTTATAGATTGTCTAACCCTATCACTTTCCTTAACAAAAGGACTTGAGTTTGTTAATATATTGTTTAATGTCTCATTTTTTATATTTGCTATTTTAACCGTTGTTGTGTTTTCTGTTGGAGACGCTGTCTTTGAACCAACTGCCTGAATGGCAAGATTATCATAGACTGTGGTCTGATTATCAAAATTTATAGATGCTCTTAGCAATCTAAGGTCTATAGAAGTCATCTGACAGCAGAAACCTCCTCGGGAGATAAATAAAACAAAAACTGAGACGATTCAAAATTCTCAAAATAGATTATATTTTCGTTGTCTGATGTGAAAACAAAATTTCCACCTTCTCCTTCTAGATATGGGAATGGAATTAAGAAAGAATTCGTCACTATAAGAACCCCTGATGAAACAACCACCTCATTTATGCTCGTAGAACAAGACATTGACCCATTGCTTTCTTTAATCTGTAATACGTATCTTTGGTCATCCAATTGAACAGAAAAACTTTGATTAGGTACTTTTAATAAAGAAATTTTATTTGCCATTATACCCTCTTAAAGAAGTGGTGGCGTTGTAACAGTGGTCGTTTGTCTTCCACGGGCTACAGTGCTAGAATCCACATTGTCCGTAGGGGAGAATGTAGTTTGTGTTTGTGCCACCTGTATCTCCTTGAGAATCAAGTTTATCGATATAGACTCCATTGCCTTATTCGTCTCTTCATGTGGCATCTTTTCAATGATCATATTTTGATAGATGCTTGTCCTTGTTTTAACAAATATAGTAGACCTTGCAAGATATATTGCTCTTAATCTATTGTACGTAGAAAAATATACATTGAATCCAAGGAATGCTTTAAGATTAATCCTTACAGGCAAAATTATACTGTGGTCTACGACACTAGACCCATCTTCTAATGGATGTTCAAACGTTCTTGAATTTTCCTCTACAACTACGGTGAAGTATTGAACTTCAGGGAATATCTGACCAAAATCCAGATTGAATATAGAAACAATACTGATTGGGATTGACATTTATCTTGTTCCTGTATCAAAATCGTTAAGAGTTTTTGAAAGCTCTTCTGACAATACCCCTCTTATGTCATCAGCTATCCCTTGAGCGTCTGTGGATTGTGTGTTTATCTGTATATTCTCAATCAGGATATTATTTTCATTAGATGATGTTAATACCGAACCAGACGATAACGCTGAAGCCCTTTGCTCCGTTTGTTGAAGAATATCCCTTACACGGTTAGCACTTTCAGCAGGAGAAGAAAACCTCAATGAATTTTTAGCAAGATTAGGGTCACTGCGAATGAATGGTGTGACTCTCTCTTCATTCTTGAAGGGTGAGTCTTGTTGACCCCTTCCCCCTCTTCCCGAAAAAGATGTTACTTTATTAAAAGCACTCACTATTTTCTGGTCAAAACTTTTAATCTTACTCTTCAATCCATCTATGAAACCCCCTAAATCATCAACGAAGAATTTTCCGATTTCATCTTTATATAAAGCAATAGCAGATACAAGAGCCACAAGAGAGGATGCAATCCCTGCAACAATTAACGCAGGAATACCAACTATAGAAACTACTAAAGCGGCTAATGTTACTCCTATAGCCACCAAACCACCCGACATGATAGCTATAGCAATCTTTGAGCTGTTTGACATATCCTTAAAATCTTTTGTGGCAATTTCCTTCAAAATATTTGAAAAGAGTTCTGCGGCGGGATTAACATCATCAATTAGTCTTGCTGTTATTGATGTCCATGATTGATCTATATCTGATAAAAAATCATTGTATTTTTCTGCAGAGTCAATCTGATCTTTGAATATGAGACCATTCTTTATCAAAAATTGATTCTGTTTCTCGATTAAATCTGTACCTTGTTGCAAGAATTGAATTGTACCTGTGTCTATTCTTAGTTTTTTTAATAGACCAACTTGAGTTGCTTTGTCGTCAATTTTCTCTAAACCTGAAACAATTTGGTTTATTATAGGTATAGGACTTTTAAGATCAATACCTAATTTTTCGAAAACTTCACTGTATTCTTTTGACCCTCTTCTAACCTCTACCAATATCCTTGACAAATTTTTCAGTGAACCAATGAATCCTTCCGTTGACCCTCCTGCTCTTTCAACATTCTGCCCCATTATAAATAATTTTTCAGAATTTATGTCTAAAGACCTTCCCGCTTTTCCTAATGCGTCGAGTTCGTTAGCAGTACTGGAGATAATTGACGTTAATCCTCCTAATGCTAGTAATGTTGCACCAACACCAAGACCAGCACCCATTAATCTTTTGAACTTTTGTGTACTTGTATTAAGTTGATTCATCTTGTCTTTTGTTGTTTTTATTTTTCCAGACAATCTTCTGAATGAATCTCCAACAGACGTGTTTGCACTTCTCAACTTATTTTTCAAAGTTTTTGCTGTTGCGTCTGCTGATTTCTTGAATTTATCTATGTTCAATTTAGCTTTTTTAGTGTTTGACTCGAATAGGAAGACAAAGGTACTTAAAATTTTCTTACTTGCCATTTTTACCTCCTATTCTTACTCTTCAATTTATTTTCTTGTTCTTTTGCCTGAAGTGCTTCATTTATCCTTTTAACTGACCATGCTTCAAACATATACATAGATTCCTCTAGAGTGTAGTATTCCTTTAACTCTCTTAATGTGCAGATTCGTTCTGAGATAAGGATACCAAACATTCCATTACAATTTTCTCCAGTAAAGGTTTTACTGCCTCCACTATCTCCTGAGCAGATTGAGGAAGGAATCCTAAGAGGTTTCCAATCGGCAAAAAAAGGGTGTTATAGTCCAACATTTCTTTTTCAAGACGTATAAGTGTGTCAGAATCAACTACATAATTGTCCACGAGACCCTTATTAACAAGTCTCACTTGTTTTCCATCTTTATCTATTGCGGACACATACGTCATCATGAGAAAACAAAGTTTTTCGTTCTCCTGATAATCTCCAATCTTTGGAATCGCGGATGCTTGGTATGTAAAGGATACTCTCCGACCATCGAAAGCACTCATTTTTGATATGACAAACTTTCTATTTTGTCCTGATTCTCCGCAAGATATTTCTATCTCTTTTGGGTCTCTTAAACCACTATCGAATGCCATTTTATTTCCTAATCTGAGTACTGAATGTTTTCAAAGCTAAAACCATATTCACCATCTTGAAAACCACCATCTTGTTGAACTCCTCTTGATGGCATAAAAGAATTAAGAACACCTTTAGTAAGTGTTTCCGTATGTCCATCAGGGTATGAAATAATCATTGTGATACAATCTGCTGCTATAATTTTATTTTTAGCTGCTCTATTTGCATTACCTAAGTACTTCATAGAGGTATCATCTTCAGAATTAGCTATAAGTCTAATCGTAACGACTATACTATTACCCCTTGGTGTGTTTATCTGATCACCATTTACCCCAAATTCTGATGTAGAAATTTCGTTTATGTCAACAGTGATAGGATCTTGGTCTGCAACAAAACTCGTAAGATCAATACCAGTAGGAAAAGTTGTGCTAGCAATAAGTCTAACTTTCGATCCTACGCCTGATTGTATTATGCAGGACATATTCTATTCTCCTATATTAAGCTGTGAATACCTGTAACAGACCTGACAACATCGTCTTTTGAATAAACCAACAAATAATCAATCGTGTTCGCAGATGGATTCGCTGTTACTGTAAGATAAAAACCTGAGTTCTCAACTGCTATTGACGCATTCGGATTACCAGTTAAGCTTAATATTGATGCCTCTTGTTGAACTGTTAGGGTCTTTCCCGAACTAATTATACCACTATCCAAAGAATCGTTAATAACACCTGTGATAACACTATAAATTATAGATTCACCATCAATATTTGCGGATATTTTTCCGTTAGCTAGTAATGCATTCAAAATAGCAGTACTTATTGATGATTTTAGGGAAGCTTCATTCGCATATACGTTTAAGGAAGAAGGATTTGTGCTTCCACCGAAAAGAACTCCCCTTTGGTAAAATTCTATAATCCCATTTGATTGAGTCTGACCATAGTAGTTTATTTTAAGATTATCAAAGAAATCAGCATCTGAATTTGATGTGACTGTTGGTGTTAAATCAAACACTTGGAACATGTAATTCTGGACACTGTTTGATTTTGAGTAATCTGTTGTTGCTTCAATAATTGAAGGAGACATCTCTGGGAATTCCCCCGCAACGCCCTGAAGGGTGAAGGATGTACCTGTATTATCATTAACCGCATCAGACCATGTCTGTGCATTCGCATTCAAAACTGGCACTGTGTAAATAAATTGATTATTCTCTCCGTTAGGGGCAACATTCCATATTGAGGCTTCTGTAACCTGTACAAGTGTCAATGTTGGTATAAATAGAAACGATCCGAAATTGTTT